ATGACGCTGCACCTGACCAACAAGCCGATGATCGTGAAGGTCATGGTCTGGGAAATGAAGGACAGCATGACTGGCGAGATGAACCGTGGCAACTGGGTTGGCGCTGTCCAGTCAAAAGCCACTGGCAAGGTTTCGTCGCCCGAAGAGATCGCCAAGGGCAAATCGGAAATGGAATTCCATGCCGCCAAATCTGCTGGAAGCGCAATGCGTCAGCGTAATGCAATGGACGATGACGCCATCCCCTTCGCTCCTTGCATGATCTGATTTGATGCTGTACATCTTTAGAAGCGATACCGTATCAATTCTAAAGGCGTGAAATGGAAGAACAAGAAGAATGGCGTCCGGTCCCATCTATTCCGGGCGTCATTGCATCAAGTCTAGGTCGTGTGAAATTTCCAGATTGTTCTGCCGCAATGCCGAACGGAAATATCAGGGAATATAAGACAAAACCAGTATTTGGATCGAAAAGAAAATCATCCAAAACCGCAAGACATGAATACTACGGTGTTTTGTACCGTGGAAAAAACTATAAAATTCATAGACTTGTCTGTGAAGCATTCCACGGTGTTCCTGTTGGGGACAGAACTTTCGTCCTTCATGCAGACGACAATGCTCTTAACAATAAGCCGGAAAATCTGTCATGGGGTACGCAAAAAGAAAACCTCAACGCATCTGGATTTATAGAATACTGCAAGTCTCGAACTGGCGAAAACAGCCCAATCGCAAAAAATAGGGCTAAAAAACTATCTCAACCGCAAGAGGATTAAGAATATGGAACAAAGATCGCCAGAGTGGTTCGCCGCTCGTAAATCCCGCGTCACCGGGTCAATGGTGGGGGCTGCCCTTGGCCTCGACCCAAACACCAGTCGTGCAGAAGCTATGCGCCGCATGGTGCGCGCTCATCAGGGCCTTCCCAGCGAATTCGTGGGAAACATCGCCACCCAGTGGGGCCAAATGCACGAGCAGGAAGCCAAAGAGGCATTCCAGTATCACACAAACGAAACTGTAGATGACGCCACCTTCGTGGTCGATCCTCAGCGCCCATGGCTTGGCGCTAGCCCTGATGGTTACATTGGCGAAGATGCTGTCTTTGAATGCAAATGCCCATTTGGGCTGCGCGACCATGCAGCGCCAGTTCCGTTCAAGTCCGTATCGGACCAGCCGCACTATTACGCCCAGATGCAAATCCAGATGCTGGTGACAGGGAGAAAGCAGTGCTATTTTTGGCAGTGGACGCCGCACGACCACGAATGGGAAATTGTAGACTTCGACCAAGCTTGGATCAACGCCAACCTGCCCAAGCTTGAAGCGTTCTACCAAGAATTCTTGGAGCAATGCGACGACGAAGTCGAAGATCACACCCGCGCCGAGATCAACACGCCTGCCATCCGTCAAAAGCTGGCAGAGTACGACGACGCGGCACTGGAAATCGAAAAGCTGGAGCGCCGCCGCAAGGAAATCTTGGCCGAACTGGTGGCGCTTACTGGCGAGAAAGACGCCACTATCTGCGGTCGCAAGCTGACAAAAGTCGACAAAGCTGGAAGCATCTCGTACGCGGCTGCAATCAAGGTGTTGGCCCCCGGCGCTGACCTTGAAAAATGGCGCGGAAAACCGACCAGCTACTGGTTGTTCAAATGAAGTTGTCGCCAAGCGCCGAAGCCATGGCTTTTAAGATTTGGCAATACGCACACCCAAAAGGATGGGATGTAACTTTTACCGATGTCGCGGATAACCTTGGCGTACACAGGTCGGTTGTGTCTCGGATATGCAGTTTGAAGGGATGGGGAAATAGAATGCGCGTTGCTGCGACGTACTACATGCACGGTCACAATTACGGCAACACCATTTCTGCGTCACGGGATGCAGTTAGAAAAATAGCGGTGGAACATGTCGACTTCTGACGAGCGTCTGCAGCGCCAGATCAACATCAATATCCAGCTGCGCAGGCGGCTGGAGAACGCCCGCAGAGAAGCCGTCGAGTACTGCGCCAAGTTCTGCGAGGATCACGAAATGGGACTTGATCGTGGGCAATACGTTTCTGCCCCAGTCCAAGAAAACAGATCGTACACCCACACGGGTGACGGATACGCCAAAGCACTTAGGGAGATTATCGGACAATGATGTGGTTCAAGAAAAAGCCTGCGCCGCCAAAGCAAAAGCCTGCAAGGATCGCGGTTCATTGCAACAACGGCAGCACGGTCGTCCACTATGCAATATATCGTACGGTGCATAAAGATGGCCGCCTGACCCTGCATGACCGCCAAGAAGGCGGCTGCGTCGTAGCAGATTATGCGGCAGGCCACTGGATGTCTGTCACCGTCGGCAAGCGGAGCATCCAATGACCATCAGCGCTAAAGTCCTCGCCCACAGCAGCCATCAGGGTTGCCCTGACCTTATCACGTTGCAGGTGCGCTACCCGCGCTTCATTCACGCAGAATTTATGACACATCGGGTATTTTCCCGTAATGCCAGCAGCAGCCGTGCCATTCCAATCAAGCGCATGATCGAAGATGTGGTGAACGACCCAGCGATGCCAGTGGCATGGGGCAGCAATAAACCGGGCATGCAGGCAGGCGATGACATCGAAGACATCGGGAAGGCCATGGAAATATGGCTGCAGGCGCGAGATGCTGCGGTGGAGTTTGCGACCGACGCCATGAACCTTGGGCTGCACAAGCAGGTCGTCAATCGCATCCTCGAACCGTTTGGCCATATCAGCGTGGTGGTAACGGCAACCGAATGGGATAACTTCTTCGCCCTGCGCTGCCACCCGGCTGCCGACCCCACCATGCTGGCGCTGGCCAATGCCATGCGTGATGCCATCGCGCAGTCCATGGCAACCCCTCTGCATTTGGGTGAGTGGCATTTGCCTTATGCAGATGAAATGCGAAAAGACGGGGATGCAAGGATGGCATCTGCAGCACGCTGCGCCAGAGTTAGCTACTTGACACATTTCGGAGATAAGCCCACACTAAGTTCCGATATGAAGCTTGCCGAAATGCTAAAAATGGAAAAGCACCTTTCACCATTTGAGCATCAAGCAAGACCGACACCGGGAGAAAAAAATGGCCCACTCAACGGATGGAAAAGTTTGCGATCAGTTATCTGCGCATAAAGCTGTAATTTATACAGTAACACATAAACAAACTGGTCGCGTCTATGTTGGTAAAACATATAGGCGCGACGGTAAGGTCAAAGACAGATGGGCTGAACACTTGAATTCAGCAAGAAAAGGTAGTCTTACATATCTACATAGCGCAATTAGAAAATATGGCGAATGTAACTTTTCCTTTGAGATTGTTGATATCGTATCAAAGGAAAACTTAAATGATGCTGAAATGTCTTGGATTATACGTCTATCATCTAATGTTAAGGGTTTCGGTTTTAACCTGACAATTGGAGGGGATGGAGGAGCACAATCTGACAGAAATGTTTTGAAAAAAATGTCAGATGCAGCAAAAAATCGCAAACATATACCAATGTCAAATGAGACTAAAGAAAAAATAAGGCAGTCAAAAATTGGAATTCCGCGCCATCCAGATGTAATAAAAAAAATGACGGAAAGAAGGAGAAAATATGAGGAATTGCCTAGCGAATGGAGAAAAAAAATATCAGACGGTCTTAGAAAAACGGCAAAATTCAAATTAACTGATGATCAAAAAAAAGAGGTTATAGCTTCAAACCTTTCTTCGCTTAAGCTTTCAAATCTGTATGGTGTTCACTCGTCAACTATCAGGCGTATCAGAAAACCAAGAGAGTACAAACAATAAGCTTGACGGATTAGACCTTTGTGTTAAAACCCACAAAACAACCACGAGATCGACCATGACCCTGCGCCCGTACCAGCAAGATGCACATGACGCCATCATTGGATGGATCAAGAAAAATACCACCCCCTGTTGCATTGAAGCCGCAACGGGGGCTGGTAAGTCGCACATCATCGCATCTGTCGCCGACACCATCCACGCCATGTCGAAGGGCAAGCACGTCCTGTGCCTTGCTCCCAGCGCCGAACTGGTGAAGCAGAACGCCGAGAAGTTCAAAGCCGCTGGCGCAAAGTGTTCGATCTTCTCTGCCAGTGCTGGCGAAAAAAGCCTGCGCCATCCGGTGGTGTTTGGCACACCCGGCACCGTGATCAATTCCATCGCGCGCTTCGGGCAGGAATTCGCGGCTGTAGTGATCGACGAATGCCACGGTATCACGCCGACCGTGATTTCGATCATCGACAAGATGCGCGAAGCCAACCCGAACCTGCGGGTGATCGGCCTATCAGCAACGCCATACCGCATGGGTACTGGCTACATCTTCGGTTTCTGGCCGGATGGTCGGCCCGTGAAGGCCACCCAGACCAAAGACCCGTATTTCGAAGCCTGCGTGTATCGCATTCAAGCGTATACGCTGATCGAACAGGGCTTTTTGACGCGCCCCACCATCGGCAAGCCGGGTGCTGACGGGTACGAAACGCTGGACATGAAGCTGAACGCTCGTGGCCAGTTCGACAGCACGGCCATCGACAAGGTGTACCATGGGCAGGGCCGTAAGACCGCCGCCATCATGGCTGACATCGTGCTGCAGTCCATGTTCCTGCGCGGCGTGATGATCTTCGCGGCCACGGTCAAGCATGCCAACGAGTGCATGGAAAGCCTGCCGCCGGAACTGTCTGCCGTTGTCACTGGCGACACCGACAAGAAAGAACGCGAACGCATCATCCGCGACTTCAAAGCTGGCAAGATCAAGTACCTTGTCAACGTATCGGTGCTAACCACTGGGTTCGACGCGGCGCATGTTGAATTGATCGCCATCCTGCGCGCCACGGAGAGCGTCGGGCTGCTGCAGCAGATCATCGGGCGCGGCTTGCGCATCGAAGACTTCAAAGACACCTGCATCATTCTGGATTACGCTGAGAACCTGCCGCGCCACTGCCCCGATGGTGATGTCTTCAACCCGAAGATCGAAGTCACGCAGGGCGACAAGGAAGAAGGCACCCTGATCTGCACCTGCCCGCTGTGCGACGTGGAAAACGAGTTTTCGCCGCGTCCGAACAAAGACGAGTACGACATCGACGAAAACGGGTATTTCTTGGACCTTGACGGCCTGCGCATCATGTCGGAATGGGGCCATATCCCTGCACACTACGGTCGGCGCTGCGGTGCCAAGGTCACCATCGCGGGCGAACGCATCCAATGCACCTATCGCTGGACGTTCAAGCCCTGCCCGCATTGCAACGGAGAGAACGACATCGCGGCGCGGTACTGCATCCACTGCAAGGAAGAGATCGTCGACCCGAACGACAAGCTAAAGCTTGAATTCAAGGCCTTGAAGAAAGACCCGACCCGCAAGCAGACCGACAGCGTTGTGACATGGTCAAAGCGCCCGCACATCGCCCGCAGCGGCAAGGAAACGTGGAAGGTTGACGTCGTCACCAGCTATCGCTCATTCTCCTACTGGATCATGAAAGCGCCGACCAATAGCAACGGCATTCGCGATCTTGCCATGCTGAACGAACTGGGCGAAGATAAGCCCGAAACCATTACTTATCAATTAGACCCAGTTTCGACGTTCTACAGGGTCTTCGCATATAACAGGCCCGCAGATGTATCTCCCGAATGACATCAAAGTTTACGGCAACACCGCGTATCGCGGCAAATGCCCCAAGGAAACACTGGAGCAGGTGACCTTCTTTTCTCGCCTGCGCCGCCAGTATCCCGACACGTTGGGCAAGCTGGCGTTCCATGTGCGCAACGAGGGCAAGCGGACGCACCTGCAGGCCGCTACGGAGAAATCCGAAGGATTGACCACGGGCGCGCCAGACATCGTCATACCGGGCGCTCCTGCGTTCCTGTGCGAACTGAAACGCCGGGATCACACCCAGTCGGAAATCTCGGACAGCCAGCTTGCCTATTTGCGCGCCGCACAGAACGCCGGATGCTTCGTGTGCATCGCTCTGGGCGTTGACGCTGCATGGGAGGCCCTAGATGCCTATCTGGCGCGGTAAGCGGCCCAGCGACCGCATCAAGGCCGTCCTGATGGGCAAGGTGCCACTGGAAAGCGAAGACGCTGGCATCCAGTCTGCATGCAGCAAGCACATTTACGATGGCGCGGTCGCCATCCTTAAGATACCAACCAAGGAAGCGCGCCGCCGCCAACTTGCCAAAGTCCCAGCCATGATCAGACCTCATCTCGAACGCGAAATCATAAGGCTGCACAACCGATGAAATTTCTGGTCACGTTAAACATGCCATCCCGCAAGGGGGAACTGGTTCATCAGGTGGTGTGCAATTACCCTGTGGACAACATCGAACAGTTCATGGAAGCCCTGAACGAAAACGACTTCATCTTGGTCGAGGAATTCTATCGGAAGCCCGACAACGGGGGTTTTTACCCCGTTGGGATGATGATCATGAACACCATGCACATCGGCAAGGTGAAGATGGAGCGTTAAGATTGCTCTGACAGGTCGAACGAACACACCAGCGTCATGCGGTTGCCGCCATTATATGTGTTTGTTGGGCCTGTCAGGGTATAATCCCATCCGATTTCCCACACACCTCCCGGTCTGCTTTCAGAGATGAAGCTGTTCATCTGTCCAGACTTGTCGACGCCAGCCGTAATGTTGCCTAAGCTGACATAGAGAACCTTTGAAATCGCCGTCGTGTTAAGTGTCACTGTCGACGGGCATGGGTTGTTGTTCGACGCAAGGTTCACCGCTGCAGCGGTATTGTACAACGCTGCAAACATATCTTTGAAGCCTGTCACGACGTAGATATATGCGTAATCTGCGCTCGACGTCCCCCACGTCACTACGGCTGGCGATCCATGCTGCAGAGACAACACAGAAACCGCAGCGGCATTGCCGTCATCAAAAGCATTGGTGTATTTTGAGGACACCAATGGCATATCTGTGCCATTCATCTTGGCGGTTGGAGGGTAATAAAAAGTCTCACCCCCGCCAGCGTCGTAAAGCTGAACCACAACTACCGACGAATATGGAAGAACAACGTACGATGAAACATCTACAGATGGATTTGTAGATATAGCCCCCTGCCACACCAATGTCTGTGAAAACTGCGGCACATACGCACCCGCACACGGCATGAACGGAAAAGTTGTCATTGCAGCGCCTGCACTACGGCCAAAGTCAGCCCGTTGCATTTGGTGATGAAGATGAAAAACTTCGACGCATTGGTGAGGGTCAAGGCATCGCCAGTTCTTTTGGTGAAGCCGCTAAGGTTGATCGCCCCAGCTGTCGCGCTGTTGGTCACCTGCACCACCAGCGTGTAGTCGTTCGATGCTGTTGGGGCAGCCAAGAAGAACCCGTTGGTGACGGTGCCTTGCACTGTGCCAGCTGTAAGCGTGGCAGGAACGGCGAACGACACTGAGCCAGCCGACGAAGCGGTCACCACCCAAGTTCCGTTGTAGCCCGCAGGCGTCACGCCAGAGACTGTGACGGTCGACCCGACCATAAACGAGAATGCGCCGCTGTAGGTCACGGTCGCCACAGTGCCGACACACGAAGCCGCCGTGGTGGCAACGGTTCCGGCATTGTTGATGATCTTGCGGAAGTTACCGCCAGTCGGCGTCGGGGTATATGTACCAGTTGTGATAGTGCCATCATCGACAGTCGAACTGGTAACGCCAGCGGTGCGGTTTTCGTTCAGGTACGGCATGGAAACATTGGCCCCGCCCGCTTTGAACGTGCCATAGGCAATGGTGCCGCCAGAGCCGCTTGTCAGCGCACTTGTGACGGTAAACGATACAGAGCCAGCCGAAGAAGACGTGACAGTCCAGACGCCGTTGTATGCGGTCGGCGTGACCCCAGAGATGACGACAGCAGCGCCAACCGGGATAACCTTGGTCCCGCTGAAAGTGACGGTCGCCGTATAAGGTCCAGACCCGCTGGTATTAGCCGTGGAAACAGCCGTAGATGCACCAACCGAAAGAACGGCACCGTCGAAGGTAAAGTCGTCCGATCCAGTCAGTACCCCGCCGGACGTGTATGCAACCTGCGTATTTGAGCCTACGCCCTGCGCATCAGCAAAATAGACGTTGGAGCCATCGCAATAGATCGACCGAATGGAGCCAGCTTGAATAGTAACTGACCCAGCGCCACCCGCCAGTGATGTGATCGTCATTGCCTTGGTGGAGTTATTGCGGATTACCCACTGGCCGCCGACGCCTGTCGGCAGTGTCACCGCAACATCACTGGTTGGAGTGCCAGTGAACTTCAATGACATGTACGGTGTTTGAGATGTTGATACAGCGTACGTCGTAAGTCCAGTCAGCGAGATGTCAGGAGCGGACGACCCCAATGCCTTGTCGATGACATCAAAGTTGTTGTTGAGAATGGTGTCCCAATTTGGAGTATTATAGGCTGGTTCGCTCAGACCTTTGTTCGTGCTGGTGACCATCAGATACTCCTGTTCGCAACTTCTAGGGCATGGGCGACGGCATCATCGGACTGGTTCAGCAGCGGTTCCGTCGTAGCGCTCCAGCCTTTCTTAGCACGTTCTGCGGCGCGTACCAACTGGTCAGCGGCAGCCTCGTGGTTCGACACGCGGCCACCAGTCTTGCGACCAGCGCGATCCATCATTGCGGATGGAATAGCAGCGCGGCCAGCCTGCAGAGCCGAACTGGCGTTCGAAACACCACTGGTGGAATTCACCAGCTGATTTTCCAGATACCGCTGGACGGTCGGGTTCATTGAAAACCCCCGTAACGCCTGCTTTCCAGCGCTGACGAACGGTGTCGCCACGGCAGCCCCGGTTCCCAAGGCGGTCAGAAGCGGGCTTAGGCCAGCCCATTGCGCGCCCTGCAGCGCGCCGTAGCCAGCACCAAGGGCCGTTGCCATAGGGCCAGCCGCCATCGTTGCTGCTCCGATGATACCGTGCTTTCCGTGCTGTGGAAGCGGCTTGATGGTTTTAAGGCCAAGCCCCGCCAGTTCGCCGATGTCGCCGCGTCTGCCTGTTACAATCTCGTCCTTGCTTTGACGGGCAAGCGCATCCATCAACTGCTTGGGCGTGATAATGCCGTTCACACCAGTTTGCTGCGAGACTTTCAGGGCATCCTTGATTGCCAAGTAGTTCCTGTACTGGTTCCTATAGGCTTTCCATTGTTCAAACCGCTGCGGTTCGCCCATGGCTTTCAATGAATTTTCGATGGCATCATCAATGGTTTCGCGTAACTTGAATGCGGTTCCGCGTATCCCAGCGTTATCGGACGACAGCAGTTCTCCTAGATTTGATCGCCAAGCTACAAGGTGTTCAGCCGGGATGGGCTGCCCAGAGGACATGCGGCCAATGATGCTGTTGAAGATGCCGGGCGCATCCTTCGGTGCCATGTCTTCAAAATACTTCGCGGCATTCGACACATTCTGGATGGTCGACAAGGTAGGCTGAACCGTGACGCCTGACACGGAATTCTCCAAACCTTGTGTAATGCCGCGCCGCGCTGTTTCCATAGCTTCTGGCGTAGCAAGCTTTGCGTCCGTCCCAAGGTGCCGCAGTGATGCTGCAGTGAACGCCTGCGCCTGTACGCTGTCAGGCGCTGCGCCAAACATCTGCTGGCCCAACTTGGTATCAGCCTCTGCACCAATGATGCCCTGCCCTTTGGTTGCTTGCCCGGCACTGACCGGGACACCTAGTTCCCGCAACCGCGCGGCATTGGCGAGATCATCTGCGCCTGCGCCGCCAGTGGGAGAAATCACTCCACGGGCCACGTTTTCCAGTTTGTTGGAAGCCCAGCCGCCAAGCATGGCCCCAGCCATTCGTGCTGCAGGCTCCATCCAAGGGGATGACGAACCCTCTACGGCCTGCCCTAATGCCTCACTGGCGATGCCGGGAAGGATAGCGCCCTTGGCAGCGTTCAGCGCCTGCGCTCCATAAGAGCCGCCGCCAGTGAGGGCCGCGCCAACTGCGCCGGGTACAAATTCGCCAACGGTTCCGGCATACCGTCCAGCGGTGGTTTCCGGCTTGCGTTCACTGAAACCACCAGTCAGGTCGCTCATGGCCTCTCTGGCATTCAGATCAATCGTTGGGGTGGCATACCCGGTGGCATACTTGGAGCCAGCGCTTACCAGTTGGGTGATGTCTCCCGGAAGATCGGCAAGGCTAGCCGCGCCGCGCAGGACGCCAGCGCCAGCTGACTTCCCAACATCGGCGGCGGTGTCCCAGAACCCGGTGGGCTGCTTTGGGTTGACAGATTTCAAGAAGTCTTCATCGCTAAGATCGGACAGCGCTGGCGCGCCTCCTTGACCCGGCTTGTTTGCCAGTTTCAGGAAGTCATCGTCCGACATTTGGTTCAGGTCTGCCATGGTGATCTTCCTAATTTACGGTTTAGACCAGTTGCCATTTGCGTCCTGAACAAATCCACGGCGCTTGGCTTCCGCCGCAATTTCTTCGGCAGACATCGGTTCGTTTTTGAATTTCGGCATGTTCTTGTAGCTATCATCAACATACTTCTGGAAAGTCTTGCCGTTGTCGTTGAACTTGCGTTCGTAGGCATTAATGTCGTTTCCATGGATTGCCGGATCATAGCTGTTGTACAAGTCCATCTTGTAGCGCGCTTCGGCTTCCGTGATCGCCAAAAGCTTCTTGACGGCAGGCCCTTGCATATCTGGGCCGGGGGTAAACGTACGCAGGAAGTCGATCTCTGCAGCAGGCGCGCCACCGGGCAACGTCGACAGGCGGGACGCCATGACCTCGCCCATGCCCTTCATGGCGATCTCATACTGGGCCGGATCGGTTAGGTCGTAGTCTTTCCACCCGAATACGTTGTCAGGGTCAATTGCTGCCATGTATCCAGCGGCAGCCGCGCCAGTGCCAGCTAGCTTGCCCGGCTCCATGTTCTCGTAGACGTGTTTCAGCTGGTTAGTGGCCGCCAGCATGCGGGTCGCGCCCTCCATGACTGGGCCAGCCTCTTCACGGAACTTAGCGGATGCTAGTCGATCAGCCTCAGATTTGGCCTGCACGTTGCCAACATCGGTGTAGCCGGGAACTTGGATTTGACGCCCGGCGGCATCGACAGTCATGCCGCCAGACGCGTTGATAGCCGCCAAATGGCTGCGCGCTTCCTGAACCTGATCGCCAATCGGCGTACCGGGCGGGAACATGCCGTTGTCAGAGATGAACCGCTGCAATGATGCCGGGTCGTCCTGCATACGAACGGTATTGCCGCCGATATTGACGGTTCCAGTTTGGTACTCGTGCATGCCCAGTTTCCCGGTCTGGGCGTTCGTACCAGTTCCAGCGCCCTGCGGAACTTCGAAGTTCGCGCCGACGGACTTTGCGTATTCGCTTGGGGTGAGATTGGTGCCGTACTGCTCATTGTACAGAGCGGTATCCATCTGGATTTTGCGCATATTTTCGATATTTTTCGATGCAATATCGGCTTCTTGCGTCTGCAGGCCTTTGTACATTTCAGCGCCGCCACCCAATCCTTGCAGCATCGCAGTGATTGGCGAAATGCTACGAGAAGATGCCATGGTGCCGAGGCCTGAAAGCAGAGACAAAACTGCGTTTTTATCCAGTTTTCCAGTTTCCTTGTCATGGAAGAATTTGCCGATGGCATTGCGCTCTTCGTACGGCTTATTGATGTGGAACGGGTCATCGCCAAGGCTTGCTGGCGACGGCTGTCCCGATGTGGACATAGAAACATACGGAGTATTACCGCCGCCGCTGACACCACCGTTTGTGGTCGGCATGCCTGCAAGCTGTTCTGGCGTCATTCCACCTGCTGCTGCAAGGCCTTCGAAGCGCGGGCCACGGGCCTGCATAATGCCGTAAGTGCCGCTACCGCCGCCGATGGTGTTGCGCGCGTTCGGGTTGATGCCGTCACCTGCTTCCACGTTGAAGCGACCGATCATGCCAGCGATTTGCACGTCGTCGTTCCAGCCTTTTTCCTTGTAGTGGTTGTACAGCGCAAGTTCGTTCGGCGTCAGGCCGTCACCGCCGTTCTGGATGGCGGCATAGACGCGGTTTGCGTTGCTGATGGCGGCATTATCACCAACGCCTTCACCAGCTTTTTCATAATAGGTGTTCGCACCAACCGCCGCATCGGCTGGCGTGGCGTAGTTGTGAGATGTGTAGCTTTTGAATTCAGGTTCTGACATGCCATAGTCAGCTTGCGTCAACAGCGGGATGCCGCGACCGCTCTGCTGTGTCGGCGTTGGTCCAACAGGCCGCAGGCCAAGGGTGGCAGGGCGTTCCGGCGGCACGAGACCTGCCGACTGCGGGACATCTGCTGGCTGCGGAGGCAGCATGGATGCGCCGCCGGGGTTCAGTCCGGCAGCCATAGCGTAGTCTGCGGCAGGGCCGGATTTATCTTCTGCGGCGCGCAGTGCGCTAAGCGATCTGGCCTTGGCGTCATCACGCATGTCCATTTGACGCGGGGAAACGCCAGTGTTCTGATCGCTGATAGTATTGGCCATGTCTGCAAGGGACGCAGTTCCGTGTTCACGCCCATAGCGTTCAAAAGATGGGCCGTCGGCCACATCACCGCCATCGTAGTAACCATGGCGACCTTCAATCACACCGCCGCGCTTTGCGCCTTGCGATGCGGCAATCAATTTAACGATGTCGCCAAGACCGCTGCTTTGCTGTTGTTCAGGCGGATCGGCAACCATCAACTGGCGAACAGGTAGATCGGCAGACGGTACATACCCTTCGCCCCAGATCGGGCTTTGGCTGTCACCTTTCGGCCCAGCAACGC